AACTAGGCAAGGACTTATAGATTACTGTTTGCGTCAACTTGGTGCTCCAGTGTTGGAAATCAACGTGGATGATGATCAAATTGATGATTTAGTTGATGATGCCATTCAATATTTCAACGAGCGTCACTATGACGGTGTTGAAAAGATGTATCTTAAGTATAAGATTACACAGGATGATGTAGATAGAGGAAAGGCACAAGGAACTACTGGAACAGGCATTGTAAACACAACTGCTACCGATACTTCCAATAGAACTTACAACTTTTACGAAACTTCCAACTACATTCAAGTTCCCGATTCTGTAATTGGAATCGAAAAGATTTTTAAATTTGATACTAGTTCCATTTCTGGTGGAATGTTTAGTATCAAGTATCAACTGTTTTTGAACGACCTTTACTACTTCAACTCAGTTGAACTCCTTCAGTATGCAATGACCAAGAGTTATCTTGAGGACATTGACTTCTTATTGACAACTGATAAACAGATAAGATTTAATAAGAGACAAGATAGATTATATCTCGATATAGATTGGGGTTCTCAACCAAAAGACGAATTTATCATCATTGAGTGCTATAGAGCACTTGATCCAGAATCATTTGTACAAATTTACAATGATAGTTGGATGAAGCAATATCTTACTGCACTTATCAAGAGACAGTGGGGAAGAAACTTAAGTAAATTCCGTGGAGTCAAACTTCCTGGTGGAATCGAACTAAATGGAGGAGAAATTCTGCAACAAGCAGAATCTGAAATTGCAGATATCAAAGGAAGAATGATGTCTGAGTATGAATTACCACCTCTCGACTTTATTGGATAATGGCACTTAATCCTTTTTTCTTACAAGGGACTGCTTCTGAGCAGAGACTCATTCAAGATATTGTGAATGAGCATCTGCAATTTCATGGTGTAGAAGTAACATATATTCCCAGAAAATACGTTAATAAAAAAAGTATAATAGAAGAAGTTCAAACTTCCAAGTTTGATGACAACTATTCTATTGAAGCATACGTCAATAATTTTGATGGATACTCTGGTGCTGGAGATGTTCTTACGAAGTTTGGTGTAAGTGTAAGAGATGAACTTATTCTTACAATATCAAAGGAAAGATTTGAAGAGTTCATCGCTCCATTTATGGCAGGTCTTGATGATGGGACTGGAGAAGGAGAGATTATCTTATCTACAAGACCAAGAGAAGGCGATTTAATATATTTCCCACTAGGTCAAAGATTATTTGAAGTTAAGTTTGTTGAGCATGAAGATCCTTTCTACCAGTTAGGAAAAAATTATGTTTATCAACTTAAGTGTGAACTCTTCGAGTACGAAGATGAGGTAATTGATACCTCTATTGAGATGATTGATTCTCAAGTTCAAGATGAAGGTTATATTACTACGTTGAATTTGATTGGTGTTGGTAGAACTGCAACTGCAATTGCACAGATTCAGGGAACTTCTGCCAGTGGATATGTTAGACAAGTTTTCTTGAATAATGATGGTTCTGGATATACCTCTGCACCAAATATTACAATTGACCCATCTCCCACTGGACAAGAGGGTGATAATGCATATGCTGTAGGTATTCTTACCACAAAGGGTGGTGTTACATCCCTTAAGGAAATCCTCTTGACACAGGCAGGTTCTGGTTATACATCTCCGCCTAAAATTACTATTTCTGGTGGTGGAGGAGTTGGTGCTGCAGCAACTGCACAACTTGTAACAGTAGGTGCAGGTGTTATTAGATTTAATGTTACTGATGGTGGTACTGGATATGCAACTCCACCGGTAGTTACAATTCCTAGACCTGATGTAGGAGCAACAGCAACTGCAACAGTAGGTGTTAGCGGAACTATTACATCATTTACTATGACTGGTGCTGGTGAAGCATATGTTTCAACACCAACGGTAACAGTAACACCACCAAATAGATCTGGATCAATCAGTTCCTTTAGATTGAATAGTGCTGGTATCAAAACAGGCGATGTCTACACGCAAGATCCAAACGGAAATCTTAATAGTAGTGGAGTAGGAGGATTTGCAGGAAGTCATGGTTCAAATTATCAGGTTGGTGATGTAGTTACATTCAATAGGGTTGGATTTGCTGGAACTGAGGCAAGAGCCCGTATTGATTCCGTAAATCAATATGGAGAAATTACCGGATTTACACAACTTTATGGTGGATATGATTATCAAACAGGTACAAGTTTTAATGCAGTAAATATTTCTGGTAGTATGAGTGGATCTGGTTTCAGATTAACTCCAGAAACAATTGAAACAGTTGTTGGAACGACGGCAACAGGAACAGCAGTCTTAAGCAATAGTGGTACTATCACTGGTATTACATTAACAAATCCTGGTAGTGGATATACCAAATCTCCACATGCTAATGCACCAGTAGTTACAGTATCTAATGATCCCCAATTCAAGGATCCAAGTACTGCCGCCGCTGTTGGCATTGCTTCTCTTGGTAAAGATGGAAATAATGTTATTGTTAAATCCATCTTTATCAAAAATGCTGGTAAAGGATATAGTTCAAATCCAACGGTTACTATTGCAGATCCAGAAACAATTAAATCATCTGGAAATTACATATTTAATGAAGTTGTTTATGGTTCTAGGTCTGGTATTGAAGCAAGAGTTAAAGAGTGGGATGCAGATTTATTCCGCCTAAAAGTTGCCAATGTTGGTATTGGAACAACTACGGGTTCTGTATTCTTTGAGGGTGAAGAAATTATTGGCAGAGATTCTGGAGCATCATATCCAGTCCAAATTTATAACCCACTTGATACTTATGATAAATATAGCGAGAACGATGAGTTTGAAACTCTTGGAGATAACCTCTTAGATTTCACTGAAACCAATCCATTTGGGACATTTTAATGTTAGGAAATTATTATTACCACGAAATAATTAGAAAGACGATTATAGCGTTTGGAACACTGTTCAATGACGTTCATGTTCGCCATTCTGATCAAAATGGTAATGCTGAGAGTCAAATAAAAGTTCCTCTAGCATACGGTCCCAGTCAAAAGTTTCTTGCAAGAATAACTCAACAAGCAGATTTGAACAAAGCAGTTCAAATGACCATGCCTAGAATGTCATTTGAAATGACTTCTATTGATTACGATTCGACTAGAAAATCTAGTTTGGTTCAAACATTCAAAACATGTGATAATGGAGATAAGGTTAAAAAGGTTTTCATGCCTGTTCCTTATAATATTGGTTTTGAATTAAATGTTCTTTCAAAACTGAATGATGATTCATTACAGATTTTAGAGCAGATTCTTCCATACTTTCAACCACATTTTAATTTGACAATTGACTTAGTTGAATCAATTGGTGAGAAAAGAGATATTCCCATTATTCTAGATTCTGTAAGTTTCCAGGATGATTATGAAGGAAATTTTGATACAAGAAGAGCATTAATTCACACCTTAAGATTTACAGCAAAAACATATCTGTTTGGTCACATTGCTGATAGTAGTGATGGACTTATCCGTAAGGTTCAGGTTGATATGTATGCAAATACCGATAGAGCAACTGCTAAGCGTGAAATGCGTTATACAGTTACACCAACTGCTAAAGAAGATAAAAACAATGATGGTGTAATTGATTCACAAGATCATGCACTTCTCATGCCAGGTGATAACTTTGGATTTGATGAAGATTGGCAGTTCTTAGGTGACGGCAAGACTTACAGTCCAACTAGAAAAACTGATATTTAATAATCATGAGTGATAATTATGAGTCCATTGACAAAGCACTCAATACTGAGAGTAGCATTGTTGAATCTAAACCAATCAAACCTGTTCCACCAAAAGTGGAAAAGGATGATATAAAGAAGGATTATGAATATACTCGTGCAAATTTATATTCCCTGGTAGAAAAAGGTCAAGAAGCAATTAATGGTATTATGGAACTTGCAGCAGAGAGTGCAAGTCCTAGAGCGTATGAAGTTGCTGGTCAGTTAATCAAGAGTGTTGCAGATACTACTGATAAACTTGCAGACCTTCAAAAGAAATTAAAAGACTTAGAAGAAGATAATACAAAGAAAGGTCCGAGTAATGTTACTAATAATGCATTGTTTGTTGGATCTACCAGCGAACTATCTAAATTACTGAAACAAGGTTTTCTAAATAATACAGAAGATACTACCAAATAATGGCGAAAAAGTCCTGTAAGAAAGGATATTATTATTGCTACGCTTCAAAGAAGTGTAAGAGACTTCCTATGGGATATGTCGTTGGTATGGGTGGTTGGCTCCGTAAAGAAAAAGAGGAAGAAAAATCTTCCGATGATACAGAGAGTACGAAGAAGAATGGCAACGGAAATGGTTCAAATGGCAATGGAAATGGGAATGGGGGGTCTAATGGGGGCTCTAATGGCGGAGGAGTATCGGAAGCGTGGAGTGCAAAATATAAAAAATCCATCGATTGCAATAATCCAAAAGGATTCTCCCAGCGAGCACACTGTCGGGGTAGAAAAATGAATGAAGAAATCATCACTGAAAAACGCGATGGTAAGTCTGCTAAGTCCAAAGGTTACTCGCTCCGCGACTGGTTTAAAGGTGGTGGTTGGGTTCAAGCAGGTGGTAAGTACGATGGAAAACCATGTGCCAAACAACCAGGACAAAAAACTAAACCATTTTGCCGTGATGCTGATGATAGAGCAAACATGAGCAAGAAAGAGAGAAGTAGAAGAGCAGCAAAGAAACGTAGAGAAGATCCAAATCCCAACAGAAAAGGAAAAGCAAAAATGGTATCAGCATCTTATTCAAACTGGAGAGCAGACTTAGAGCAACTCGACGAAGGTGCAGCACAAGCAATCCGTTTGGGATTAGCAGCAGGAACTGCTATCGGTGGAGCAATCCTTGGTAAGAAAGCACATGATGCAATCAAGGGTGTGACTGATAGGAGAAATAAAAGATTAGATGATGCTTTGAGAAAAGCACGCGGTATCAGAGAAGGACGTTACTCCGGTGGCGGTGGTCTTAGACCTGGCGATAGAATTAAGATGCTTGATGGAAGTCTGAAATCTATCAAAGACCTTGATGCTAAGTTAAAAGAAAAGGGGACTAAAAAAGAAGAAGTTCAAATGGAGGGCAAGAAAGATGCTTGCTACCATAAGGTTAAGTCACGTTATTCTGTTTGGCCAAGTGCATATGCATCTGGTGCATTAGTTAA